TTTTTTTCTTTATTATGAAGAACATGCTAAGCAAGAATCTTCATGCCTTTGATTCCAACTTCGAGTGTAGTATGAAGTTTTGACATCACTTTTCCAGTTTTCTAAATGGAGCTCGAGAAAATTCTTTGCTCTAATTCCTTGAGGAATATATAAATTATGAGAAATTGCTTGGTCAACGAATTTCTGTCTAACTTTATTATGTTTAATTGCCCACATATGAGCTAGTTGTTTTTCTCCTTCAAATTCCATTTTCATTGTTGGTTTATAATAGAACCATGTTTTTTGGTTAAGATTAGGGACTACAATTGGCAATTGAAAATCTTTTTTTCTTTCAAAGAAGATAACGTCAAATATTGGATCAATTCCTTGTGTTGAACCAGCAATAACCGATGTACCACCAGTTGGAGCAACAGCCCTCAAGTATCCATTCCTCATATGTTTCATAGCCAACTCTTTAACTTCTAGCCATTCTGGAGAATCTAATCCATGTCTTTCGAACCATTCACCAGTGTTCCATTCTGATCCTTCAAATACTGGGTATGAACCTTTTTCTTTTCCAAGTAAAGCAGAAGCTTTAATAGAATACATCATAATTTTTTCTTCAAGCTTGCCAATATATTCAACAGCTTTTTCACTATCCCACATAATTTTTTCTTGAGCTAATGTTGCAGCTATACCTTGTTCACCGGCACCAATTGCACGATATTTAAGATTTGTAAATTGCGCTTGTGGAACAGGAACCCTAAGAAGAGAAATAACATTATCCAATGCACGAATTTGAATATTAATCACTCGTTCAAGAACATCATCACGAACAATATTATTTAGAACTAATGACGACAAATTGCATGTTACAAGATCACCAATTTGCTTTGTAATAATTACTTCACCAGTTTCCCAATTAATTTTTTCTTGAGTTACTGTAGACGGACTCATATTTTGNGCAATTTCAGAACATAGATTTGAAGAATAAATAATTCCTTGATGTTTGTTTGGATTATTTCGGTTTACTGTATCACGATAGAACATATAAGGGATACCAGTTTCCAATTGGGCTTGCATGATTTTCTTCATTAATTCAATTGCTGGAATACGTTTTTTAGATAGTTCATTATTATCTACACACTGATAGTATCGATAAGTCCAAGCATGATCAGTAGAATTTGGTTTTTCTTTGTCCCCAAGTTTCTTTTTATCATAATAATCTTCAAGGCTAAATCCCATAACTTTCTTTACTTCGTGAGGGTCAAATAAATACCAATCTCCACGTTTTTCAACCTGCCTCATAAATTCATCAGGAATACATAAGCCAGTGAATACATTATAAGCTCGAAGACTTTTGTCTCCTGTATTCAGTCTCAAATCAATAAAGTTTTCAATATCCTTGTGCCAAATATCAAGATAAACAGCAATTGCTCCTTTACGTTGTCCTAATTGATCAACAGAAACAGCTGTATTATCTAATTGTTTAATCCATCCAATAATTCCGGATGAAGCACCTTTAAAACCACGAATATCTGATCCTGAAGCTCTCAACTTACCAAAGTAAATTCCAATTCCAGCACCATTCTTAGAGAATGTAGCAATATCAGTATTATCATCATAAATTCCACGAAGACTGTCTTCAGTTGTCAATACAAAACAAGACGATAATCCACCTTTTACTCTACCAGCATTAGTTAATGTTGGTGTAGCAAGTGTTAGGTAAAGATTTGAGACTGCCCAATATAATTCAATTACTTTATCAATTCGATTTTCTTCCTCAACCATCATTAAATGTAAAGCAGCAATCATAAATCTTTCTTGAGGAAGTTCATAAATCGACTTATCATAATCTTTAACAAGGTATCTATTTACCAAAGAATGAAGACCAGAAAAATTAAATAGTTCATCCCTTTCTGGAACAATAGCTTCTCCAGCTTTTCTTAATTCTTCTCGACTGTAGTTCTTGAGCAAATCAGGAGTATATAAACCTTTTTCAGTAAGAGTAACGACTAATCCATAGAAATCTCCATACTTATCTTTTGAATCATATGAACGATTTTTAGAAGCTCTTTTATATAGTTCTTGAAGTTTAACATATCGAGCAAATTTATCCCAATCAGTATTTCCAAGATATTCTGGTGTTACATGTCCATTTTCGTCTTTAATATCATTAGTAAGAACTAGAGAATTTTGAATCATTAGCTTCGTAATTTCTTTAGCTTCAATTTCTTCTCTATTTTCAACAAGACGAATAATCTTCTCAATATATTTCTTTTTAGCTTCAGGATGGACTTTCAAACCTTTAAGTCCTCGTTCGATAAATGAGACTAATCTTTCTCTTTCAAATTCCATTCGTCTTTCACGATCTTTACCTTTGTCTTTAACAACAATCGTCATAAATTATATTCCTCCTAAGCAAGATGTATTTGGTTTAGAAAAGAGGACTATAAAAAGTCCTCTTATTAGCTTTTTTAGATTTAGATAACTATATTATTCGTCACCAATATTTAATGCTTCTTTCATTTTTTGGACAGCAACAAATAATGGTTGAACTTGATGCTTCTTAGCATCAGTTAATTTATTTCCAGCACCAAATACTTCATCAACAATTCTTTGTAATTCTTCCATACGACCAGCTTTATGGAATTGAACTCCAAGTTCTTTTGCTTCTTTCATTAATTCATCAAAGTCGAGCTTTTGTTCTTCCATACCAATTGATTCTTTCTCATCTTTACGTTGAGATGGATCAATTTTTTCAATAGCATCTCTAACAGCTTTCTTATAAGCTTCAGCATCTAATGGAATTACTGGAGCAATATCAGTAAATGTTGAACCAGCTTGCCATTGTAATGTTTCACGAAGATGAATAACTCGGTGTTCTTTTCCTTCTTCGTCAGTTGTAACTGTCATAAATAAGATATTGTCTACCATCTTATTAATTGGTGCCATAACCTTATCTTTCAAATCTGGGACATACTTGACAAATTCATAATATTGTTCTCCAGTTTTCTTATCACTTTTTAAAGTCATAGTATCATTGACTTGTTCTTGCAATACTCCAGCTGCAGGAATTTTTGTTGTAACTTGAGTTGCGTGAGAAATAAATACTGGAGTATATCCAAGTTTTTCAATCATTTGAAGGTTATTTTTCCAATCATTTTTCAAGTCAACCCAATCTTTACCCCATTCAACTTGGCCAAATTCTGTTTTTCCATATTTAGCAAGAATGTAAGTCTCAAGCATACTATAAAGATTCTCAACTGTGTCAATAGCAATAACATCAAATCTCTCTTTAACTTTTTTATTTCGTAGTTGAGAAAGAACAGTCAAATATTCAACCCAAGAAGAAATATATTGGACGTTAGCACCAACTAATACTTTATGACGTTTTTCTGTTGCAACAAATAAAACTCGATCTCCGTAAAGTTTATGGACAAAAGTTGTCTTACCAATTTTAGGAGTTCCATAAATAAAAGCTGTATAAGAAGCCAAATCAGTAGAAGCTTTAACAGGTTCAAGATTTAAAAGGTCAATTGACATAAAATATTACCTCCGATTATTTAATTTTTTATTTAACATTTTATTTATATCTGTAATATTAAAGACGTAAATCGTTCTTAACATTTTTTTGATAAATAATCTAATGAAATCTTAGTCTTTTTTTATTTTATAAATTTAATTCCCTACGAATATAAATCGGAATAGCCCCGAAAAGAAAGTATCCAGTGTAAATGTATAATGGAGATGTAAATATGTTTCCAACTGTCTTTTTACTGCGCCATTCTTTTTTTACAATCATCTTTTTTCACCTCAATATCCGTTTTCTTGCCGTTTATGGTTTTCCTCATTCTTTTCAAAATAGACTTGTTCAATTTGTTCCCATGTAAAGCCTAACATTTTGCCTAGAATATAAAATTCTTCAAATAAATTAATCCAATCGTCAGGATGTACTAGTTTATTAGCATTTTCGAAAACTAATAAAAATTNCTGAGTAATATCCGTTTCATCTGATGTTAATTCACCCCATTTAGTTTCCGTTCCGTAAATTACTGTTATGTTCAATTCCAACCCAATACTCAAAATGAAATTCAGGCAATCCACATATTCTTCAAGTAAAGTATTTTTATATCCGTAAACAATAGACCCATCATACCTTTTACAAGGCCAAGGTTCTCCATCTTCAAAAACTTCACCATGGTTCATATAACCTTTACCGTAACAATACAGACAATCAATCGGTATTTCTGTTCTTGGTTTTTGATCATGGCTCCAAAACTTAAATCTGCACCATTCATTTGCACATTTTCCAAGTTTAACTTGTAGTGCCAAGATTAAATTTGGAAGTAAATCAACTCCCTGTAATCCTTTCTTTTCAATAATTCGTTCATCTAATTCAGATTGTGCTTCAAATAATTTTTGTAAGTTCATTCATCGTTCTCCTCCAATAACTCTTGATTTTCGTATATGTTTCCGATTATTTCGCATAAAAAAGGCGACTAATAACCACTATAATAGCGATTAATCAGTTCCCTGGTTGTTCCAGTAACATATTAATTTAGTCGTTATTGAGCTCGCGACTTTCCGAAATGTCGCGCCAAAACTCTACTTCCTGTTTTAATCTTTTAATTTCATCTACCAGTTCTCCAAAAGCTCCGCCAATAGTAACTGATTCGCCGTAATCCATATGATATTCTTCCATGACACTTTTTACACGTTGCCAAATTTTATCAATCTCTTTATCTGTCATTTACAAATTCCCCNATTCAACTATGTGTTCAATATTTTTTTCAAACCAAAACTCCAATTATCCCCTACTTTTCTGTAAAACTAATTTCACAGTGGCTAGGTTTTCCCGTAACTTTATTTCTCCCATATTTTCATCCTCTCNCCTTTGTCCATTTCTTCTTTATGTCTTTCTTCCACCAAATAATCAAGATACAGTTCAGCTCTTTTCCCTTCTTTATAACCTGTTCCTTCACAATCGGGACATGGATATGAAGTATCCATAATGTGGGATGCTCCATTACCCGTTCCATTACACCACTTACATTTTTCCAATGATACTCTCTCCATTATCACAATCCTCCTTCACAAAATTATGTCGGCTGTGGCACATTCAAATACTCAGGAGGTACTTCAAGTCTTAGAGCACGCCGGAGAGATATAATCTTACCAATATGAACATTGAAATAATCATCTGGGTGACATTTAGCAACACCTTTTCTTTCAACCATTCCAGTTGAAACAGATGATAATAAAGTAGTTACAGTTCGTTTTTCTTTATCTACTACAAATGTCGCAAGTAATCCTTCCATTTTAATTGGATCATTCCGTGTCTCTTCTACTTCTCGTTTCGCTTTTTCGATGATCTCGTTACGAGTCAACTTACAATATTTTTTTGTCAATCTACGGATATGACTCTTATGGATCTCAATTTCCTCACGAATTTGTTTAGCGACTTCTTCTAAACTATCTTTCGCATTATATTCCGACACAAATCCGCCAACCATAAAAGATGATTTTGCAAGATCGATATATCCTAATGCTTTAGCTAAACGATCTACGACTTCTTTTTGTTCGTCAATTATACTCATTTTATCAACCTCTTTTCGAGTTTCGTTTTATAGATTAATAATTTTCGTTTTCATGCCAACAACTTACCATTTATCACTCTTACAAGTTAATCAACAAAATCATTAATAAGTACATTCTCCATTTCGTAATTCCTCCAAAATTTTATTTTTTAGAAGATCATAAGGAAAAATTTCATCCCTAGAGACATACCAAGTATTCTTTCCATCATTTGCTTGAAAATAATCACTATTTGAAGAAAACTTCACAATTGTAACAATGGAGCCAAGTTCAAATTGATGACCACAAATTTGTTGATAAACAATTGCTTTATCACCAATTTTGTATTTATATTTCATTTATTTAACCTCCTAATTATTTATATCTGATAATTTTCAAACGTAAATGGAATTAAAAAAATAAGATAAAGGGACTATTCCTCTGATAATATTAGATATTTTGAACTACCACTAGGCTAAAGACATAGTGGATTCCTAAGTACAGAGTTCTATCGAACTCTAATTGATTAGGCTATCCCCGTAGTTCCTACGGTTAGAAGTCTTATGGCTTCATTTTTGATATTTATACTTGCGTTAATATCTCGATCATGATGTGTATGACAATTAAGACACACCCATTCACGCAATGCAAGATTCTTAACGTCTTTGTTTTTGTATCCGCAACATGAACATAGTTGACTGGATGGGAAGTTTTTAGCTACGGTAACTACTTGTTTACCGTACCATTTGGCTTTATACTCCAACATTGTTCTAAATTGTGACCATGACACTTCACTAATAGCTTTTGCCAACTTATGATTTTTTAACATACTCGATACTTGCAAATCCTCCATCCCGATAATGTCGTGGTTTTTGACAATCTCGGTAGAGATTTTGTGCAAGTAATCATTTCTTGCATTTGTAATTTTTTCGTGAATACGTGCAACTTTAATTCGTTGTTTATGCCAATTAGAACCGCCTTGCTTACGTCTTGAAAGAATACGTTGTGCTTTTGCTAATTTCTTCTCTAATGTACGAAAAAACTTAGGATTCTTATACTTTGTTTCATCTGACAAAATAGCAAAATCTTTCAAACCGACATCTATGCCAACTGCCGAGCCAGTTTTAGGTAGTTCTTGTACTTCTGTTTCAACAAGAATGGATACAAAATATTTACCACTTGCATTTCTTCTGATTGTTGCATTGAGAATGTGACCTTCTACTTCACGACTTTTTGCAAAACGAATAAGACCAAGTTTAGGTAATTTTATTTTATTATCTATGATGTGTATATTTTGCTTAGTCGTGTAAGACTGCACCCTATTCTTTTTGGATTTGAAACGTGGTTTATTATTTTGCTTCTTGAAAAAACGACTATACGCATCAGCAAGATTTTTTAACGACGATTGAAGAGCAATACTATCCACTTCTTTTAGCCAAGTTAATTCTTTTTTTAATTGTGTTAAATGAGCAGAACAAGAATTATAAGTCAAACCTTTACCTGTTTCTTTATAAGTATTGTCCCATTTCGCTAAAAAATAATTAAATACAAATCTTGAACACCCAAATGTCTTATTGATTAATTCCATTTGTTTTTTGTTTGGATAGATTCTAAATTTATATGCCTTATTTACAATCATTGATCTTCACCTATTAAAGACCCTTCTTGTTAGATCTTATATCCCCTAGCCTAAAGGCGTAGGGGTTTTACGCCATTTCCTATAAATATCTTCTTTAAGTTGTGAAATTAGACTTTTAATATCAGAAAATATCAAACCATTTTGTTTTATTAATCCTACAACAAATAAATTTCTATACATAAATTGATTTTCTGTCCCATCTTTTATAAGTGCTTCAATTTTTAAATTATTGTCTCTGCCAAGTTGTCTAACATCAGTATATAAACTATAAATTGGTTTTTTTAATGAAGAAAATAAACCAATCTCTGCTGCTACACCTGAATCAATCTCTACCCCATCAATGACTGCAATCAAAAAATCACTTTCCAAAAGTTTTTGAGAATCAGCTTGAGCAATTAATAAGCTATCAGCATATGATTGCTTATCATTAATATCATCATTTTCTTGAGGAACATATAATTCAATGTTTGGAATTTCCTTTCTTNCTTCTTTTGCAATCATCTCATTTACAAGCCTATCTCCTATTGAAAATAAGCCGTTTGCTAAATAACCTTTCATGATATTTCCTCCGATTTTAGCTTCTCGATAGTCTCATATATTTCATCAGCTCTAGTTGATAACCATCCACGATAATTAGTTTCAAGTTTATGAAAAGCTACCGGATAACCTTGAAAATGCCTCATATATATTTCAAATGGAGTCATTCCATTAATCTTGTTTTTTGGATTATCATTTTGCCTTGTTGATCCAATAACAACAACTTTACAGTTATCAGTTGGTCTTGTTAAAACAGTTTGTGCTTCATTAAGGTCGAAAGATTGAAATTCATCAATGATAATAAAAGCATTATTCCAAGTAATACCTCTTGAATAAGCAGAAGTAGTAACTTGAACCTTTGGAGTTTCTTTATCTTTGTTTTTTCCATCTTCTTGTTGACATGACCATTTTTCAAATAATCCAGGTTGAACATGGTCAAGAGCCTCGATGAATGGTAACATATAAGGTAGTTCTTTTTCGCCAATTCCACCAGGAAGAAAACCTATATCACGAACTGGAATAGCATTTCTTACATAAATAATTCTGTCATAATTTCCTCGTTCCACTTCATATGCACCAACTAAAGTGGCAATTGTTGTTTTACCAGTTCCAGCTTTTGCATCACAAAAAACTCCAGTTACAACATCAGGACTCGCAAATAAACTTTGAGCATAAGCATATTGATGTTTGTCTGCTAAAACATTAAATCCTCGTTCAGCTAACCATTTCCAACGAATATCACCATATTTATTCCCCATTCAGAATTTCCTCCTGGTTTTAATTTGAAATAAGGAGAAGGGATATTTAATCCCTTCAAATTTGATAATCTACCAATTTATTAAAAATCTGGCATTTCATCATCATTCAGGCTATTCATTGCATCAAATGGATTTTGATTACCGTTCATCATATCTGTTGGCATTTGACTTTCAATGTTTTCTGTTGTCAAAGGTTTTTGTCCAAATCCGGTTTGTGGAACTTCAGGAGCTGGTTGTTGTAATTCTTGCAATTTCAAAGCACGAACTTTCTTTGCAGCTTCAATTTCATCTGGTGTGTATTCCTTAGAACCGAAGAATGGAATAGATCCACCAATAATTTCAATATTATTTACATAGTTACGAATAACATTTGGTGATCCAACAGTTTCAGTTGAACCAAATCCATGTGCTGCAGGTTGTTGAGATTCTTCCATTTCTTCAACCTCAACATAGTTATTAAGTTTATATGTTAATAGACCAGTTGAGCCAGGTTGATATAAGTCTATAAATGATTGAGCAAGTTCTTTGCCAATTACTACATTTTTCAGTTCAATAACATTGTTTCCCCAACCAACAGTAAATCCATGAACTTCATAATCTCCAGTTGGTAATTGATCTTTATCTAATTTTTCTACAAAGCCTTCAACCACTGTCTCAATCGAAGCAATAGCTTTATCTGGTTGATTATTTTCTTTATCTAAACGATTGAAGAAAACACCTCTAACTTCGTTAAATTGAACTAAGTTTCCTTGTTGGTTATAATATTCGTTAAGAGATAATTCACCAACAACTTTAATTCGATCTGCATTTTCTTCACCATGTTCTTCAATAGACTTGTACTCGTTCTTAACTGTCTCAGCACCTTTAAACAATTTTGAAGATTCCATAACGAATACTCTAACAGTTTGTTCTTGAATTTTTCCATCGAATTTGGAGGNAATAACTAAACGACCAGACATATATCGATTACCTTTTTTGCTTGTCCTTACTTCAAGATCTTTTGATTTTAAAGTACCAATAATCTCAACATTATTTTTTAATTGTCTCAATTCAATATTTTGATTTTCCATATTTCTAATTCCTCCGATTTAAAGATTTGTTTAATTTCAATTTTTTTATATCAGATAATTTTTATTTGTAAATTGACTCTTAGGTACTTTTAATCCTGTTTATATCGTTTAATTTCATTTATCATTAAATATAATAATTCTTTTGTTTCTAGATGACTTTCTTCTGATTCTTCATAAAATTTTTGCCATTTTTTGACTTCTTCTCGTAAATCGTTTATCTCTAGTTCTAATTTCTCAATATATTCAGTTTGTTCCATTAGACAATAATCTTCATTTAAATACTTATTGTATTGTTCCTTATAAAAATCGAGCATTTTCAAATCTTCTTTAAGCTTTTTATTTTCAACAGCCAAGGAATAAAGATCATTTTCTAATTCAGAGATTCTGCATTTTTTACAAACACAGCCACAAAGTTCACATGTTCCTTTACAACAAGTCAAACAAGCGGAACATCCTTTTTCATTACAAGTTTTTCCAAATAGGTCCATATTGATTTTCCTCCAGAGTTTTATATTTTATTGCATCGAAAAGACACTCAATATCACAAAATAAGAAATCTTCAAGAGATACAATTTCTTCTCCTTCATATAGTTCAGCATTACATGAATAACAATAATCAATAACTTTTGGTTCTTTTTCATCTGGTCCATCAAAACGAGCNATAGTTTGTAATCTACCCATATAATCACCTCTTTGTTTTTATATCTGACTTTTTAAAAATGTAAAAAAGAAAAAATAAAAAATTTTTTTAAATAGCAACATCAAATTTAATCTGTGGATTCTTTACTTTATAGATTAATTTGAAGTCATCTTCTGTAAAATCATAGAAATTATTGACATTTGGGTTGATCCAAAATTCTGGAGCCTCCAATTCTTTTCTTCTTAGCAACTCAATAGCTTTGTCAATATGTTTATTGTAAATATGCATATCTCCAATAATATGTGTCAATGTTCCAACTTGAAGGTTACAATGTCTTGCTACCATATAAGCTAATAAAGAATATTGGACCACATTAAAATTATTAGCTACTAAAAAGTCATTGGAACGTTGTTTCATTATAAGGTGGAGTTTACCATTCTTAACTAAAAACTGGATATGATGAACACATGGGGGTAAGTTCATTTCTGGAAGTTCATCTACATTCCACAACTCGATCTGTAATCTTCTAGAAGTTGGATTCTTTTGAATTTCTTCCAAAATATAATCCATCTGATTATCGTATCCAAAAACAGGTTTTGCAACTTGGTATCCATATGCTTTTCCAATGGATCCTGATTCATCAGCCCATTTATCCCAAATAGAAGCTTTTAAGTCATTGATATTGTTTGACCGTTTACGATAAATCCAATCTATTTCTCTAAAACATGTTTTAATTGGTGTAGGTCTTAGGGTTAGGGCAGGGAATTCCTTAGATAAATCATATTTGTTTACTACTGAGACAATTCTTTTGGTCTTAATTTCTGAACCATCTTCCCATCTGGCCCTATTATCTACTTCCCAATCTTCCTTCATAATGTCCAATAAATTCTTTCTAAATATTTTGTCTGCAATTGTCATTTTCTTTCTCTACCTTTCTTAATTGTTCTTCAAGCATATCTGATAGCATTATATCTGCTTCATCTTCCTTGTAAATCTTAGTTTCACCAGATTGTTTAACATATTTAAATTCACAATAGGGGAGAAAATCTTCATGGAATATAGGAACAACATATTCAGCTGTCTTTTTAAACCATCGTTTTTGGGCAATAAATTCCTTTTTTAAATATTTAAAGTTTGGGGTTGAAGATTTAACTTGAATTATAATTTCATCATTTGAATATTTGTGTTTAGCTTTTAAATCAATCTTTCCAAGTTGGTCCTCTTTAGTAGTTGCTTCTATTGGAATAAAATTATTTGAGCCTCTAATAGACTTAAACAATAAAGCTTCTCCCATTGTTGGGTTATAGATTCTAGTCATCGTTTCTTTTTTTATTCCTGGTTGTCTATAAACGTTATGAAGGGGATGGTTGTATGGAATCATAGATGTTTCATAATTCCAAAAATCCTCAAAAGTTGGATAATAATCATATTTGACATACGCTTTCATTTTTCTAGAAATATCTGTATATACAAAAAATCCTGGTTTATTTTTACTTTCTAATAGCTCCATAGGCATATACCTCTCTATATTGAAAATTTATGTACAACAAAAAAGAGACTTTATGTAGTCTCTTTTTCTGCATCGTATTTATTGCCGACTCTTGCTACTTTCTTAGCAATAATGTCGATGGTTCGTGATATTTTCTTTTGATAAGTGTTTAAATTGGTTGCTATCTCTTCTTGAGTTAATCCACTTCTTGCCATTTCTAAAACAACTTTCTCAAAGTCTGTCAGATTTGCTTTGTTTATTGTATTTTGTAAATCCCAAAGAACGAAATCAAAATCATTATTTGGGTCGTATGTTGGCTTGAAGAATAACAATCCTTTAGCAACTAAATGGTGTCCTGATTCTGTTTCAACCACGCCTCCTTTTAAATGAAACTCATTAGTAAAATCAAAAACATCAACATTATATTTTGTACTTTCAGAAAAATACTTAAGGTCATATCCCCAGACTCCAAGTAATGCATCTTTACAATAAATCATATCTGAAGAAAGTTGACCCTTTATTTTTGCTAATAGGTATCTATTATATTTAGAATCTTCTTTTTTAAGTTCATTAGTTATGAAATCCTCCAAAGCTTTATAATCTCTTAAAACTTGGCCGAGAAGGTCATCTCTTTTCAAATCTTGGGATGTAATTACTTGTTTCTTACTTTTTTTGAAATTTCTTTCTTCTCTTTTTAAAAAATGAATAACAAGATCAGAATGATCGGAATCTTCAGCTCCAGATATAGACTCAACTGATCGTTCTCTGTCTAATTTCTTTTGGAAATATTTTAAGTCAGTGTGAAAAACATATTGGACTTTTTCTTTGTCTTCCTCAGCTTTCACTTCATCAGAGTTGAGGAGATAATTTGCCATTCTCTCGAGAGACTTACAAACATTTACATCACTTGATAGATAATCTCCAGAATTAATATTTGCGTTAAAATAATCAGAAAAATATTCTTCATAAAATCGAGTACTATTTAAAATATCATTTACCNCCTTTTTTCGGTCTTCAAGTTTTGTTTTCTTATAATCAATTTTCTTATTTAGCTCATTAACGTTTGTTCCATCAAGAACACCCATAAAATTTCGTTGAGTTGAAAAAGCCATTTTAAATTTCCTCCCCNTGTATGTTTAAGTCAAATTTATATAAATTTTCGGAATATTCCTATTTGTTATATTTATATCTGTTCGACTTTAAAACGTAAAAAATAATTGGAATAATTTTGAAATATTTTTGAATAAACTGAGGACTTCGAGTTTCTAATCTTTTGAGATTGAAATCTAGAGATGTTAGAGGAAAAATATCATTTTAAATTAAGGAGACTAAAACTAAGAAAAATAAAAACCAAAAACTTCCTTTATCAGTTGTTGAAATGCTTGAAGATTATATAGAAAGAAAGGATTGCGATGAATATTTATTTCAATCAAGAAATTGTTTATTAAAAAAAGAGAGCTTTAATTAGCTCTCTTACTCATAAACTTTGATTTGAATATTATGCTTTCCAAACTTCAACATTTCAGAAAAATCAGGAATAAACAAATCAATTTTATTTCCTTTGATACCNCCACCGGTATCATTAGCAGTAGCATATCCATAACCTTCAACATAAACTTTAGTTCCTAATGGAATAATTCTTGGATCTACTGCAATTACTTTTTGATTTGGATTAGATCGGAGATCGATTCCAGTTGAAGTAATTCCAGAACAACCTCTACAATATGCTGTATAGGCTGTTGCTTCAACAGTCATTGTTTTGTATGAAGGATTGTTTGTGCTTTTTACTTTAGGTTGAACTTTATTTGTTTGTTCCTTTTCTCCTGGAATATTAATAGTCTGACCAACATAAATCAAATCAATATTTTTGATTTTTGTGTTAGCTTTTGATAAATCTTGAAAAGAGACATTATTACTTTTTGCAATCTCGCTCATTGTATCCCCACTTTTAACTGTATAAGCAAAAGTAGGAGTAGCAATTAGCATAGATAGTCCTAATGATATAAAAGCAATTAGTTTTTTCATAAGGTTTTGAACTCTCCTAAAATTTATTTGATTCCTTCTTCTTTCTCTCGGAATCTTTTACATTTATATCTGAAAGAATAAATATGTAAATTTGATTTATATTACAGTTTTATTACAAAAGAAAGGCTCAATCCATACGGATTGAACCTAGTTTCTTCCATTATATATGTTTATGAAACTTTGTTTTTATTATCATTATTATAATCATACTTTGCGCTGAACCCAGCCAATTGTCCTCTTTTTGGTTTCCATCCTTTGTTCACCATAGCTTGAATTCCATTTTCTAATTTTCCTCCAATTTTTGATTGAAGATAAATAGCTGCATCTTTTATACTTTCAAATTTTCCATAGAATTCATCATNTTTAAAAATAATTACTGGTTTTGAACCAGGATGGTCTTTTCCGGTTTTGCCGAACATAGCATTTTTCTCACCAGCATGTTTACCTTTTCTACTAATTTTTTGTTGATTTCTGTATTCTTCATTTTTCCATGCTTGTTTCAATTTATTAGAAAGATTAATTTTTCTTTTTTCATCTTTCCAAGCTTTTTTACCAGACTTTGATATTTTTTCCTTGGAGTCTTCCTTGTGCTTCATTCCAGCTGTTCCTTCTCCACCATCAGTAATATTTACCAACCAATATCCTTGAACATCTCTAAGTTGCCATATATACCAACATTCCGTCTTAAAAGCTTCGTCTTCTGTTAAGTTTTCTTCAAGAATTACAACTGCGCATGGTATGTTTTTAACAACATCTCTAAAATACTTTCCTCTGTTATTAAAAGAATAAGCTCGTCTACCTCTGCCTTTGCCAATGTAGAAAGGCTCATTAGTATCGAGCCTTATCCATTCATAAACATAGTAATCATTAAGCATAACTAACATCCTCTGAAGTTTTATCATTTCTTATTCTTACAAAGCTAGGAAAACGTAATGAAAGGGATCCTTGAGAGTTTTTGCTTTCTTCAAAGTACTTAACTTCAATGATTTTTCCAACAACAATTTCAGGATGTTTCCAAAATAAATCTTTTTGTTCGTCTTTTAAACCTGCCACATCAACTTTAAATCCTTTATAGTCAACAGTTATGGATCCACAACGATTTCCTCGTATATCTTCTTTGATACCAACACATAGAAGATCTGCTGTGTGAAATGTTTTTACTTTTAGAATTGATTTGGAACGTTTTGTTTCATAATAACCATTCAAAGTGTTAATCATTAGCCCCTCGTATCCCTGACTTTCAACATCTTGAAGTATTTCAGGAATAATATCTTCATCTGAACCAGTATAATAAACAGGCACCATTTTAATTAGGCTGTCTGATGAAATATTATTATCAAACATATCTTTTATATCATTTAATCTCTCTAAATACTTTTTATCTGATTTTCCATTATTAAACTCGGAAATTGGTAATATATCAAACATCACAAAGTTTAAACCTGTTTTTGGCCCTTTGCGACGGACTAATGTTTGTGTAACATTGAACAAATCTTTTGAATGAAAATTATTTGTATTGATAGCGATTAATTCTCCATCGTACACCATATTTTTAGGAAGTTTCTTAAATTCTTCCTCTAATTCAACTAAACCTTCGATCTCTTTCCCACTTCTGGCAAAAAACTTTGGGCCATCTTCATAATTNAACACTGTTGCTCTGTTTCCATCTATTTTGAGAGTTAGATTGAATCCTTCAGATAAATCAGTTTTTCCTGGTTCATATTTACCAGCTAGCATAACAGAATATTTTTTAATAAAATCTTTACCATAGACTTTATTTAATGTTGTTCTTGAAATTCCAATTGGAAGGTCCTTAACTAAAACAGATTTGACGAACTCTTTCTCTTCTTCAGTGTTTAATTTATTTAAGAAATTTTGTACTGTAGCAATAACTAAGTCATTTCCTGTGTTGTTGTTTTTTACAAAGTCCATTGCATCAAAAATTGTTTCTAATTCAATTTTATGGCTTGTATTTACTTTCTTTTCAATTTTTTTCTTTGACAATCCAGTAACAATCATAGGATTAAATACAAATTTAAAGATGTCTTTTAAGCCTGGGACATTTTCATATTTCTTTAGCAGTTTTTCCTTTCCAATACGACTACTCTCATTTTTCAATTCATTCATAATTGCAGCATAAGTTTTTATCATATAGAGATCCTCCGATTTAGATTGATTTTGAATAAATATCTCTTTAAATATTATTATATCAAGAGAACACATATTCGTATATTCTTATTTTCTAAATTTTCGAAAAAAATAAAACTGACTTAAAGCCAGTTAGGAATAATTGATATAATGATAAATATACTTACATTATATATTATTTTTTTTATAATGCAGCTAATCTCTTTCTTTTCTCAATGACTTTCTTAGTATTTTCTCTATTGCGCTTAATGACAGTTTTTAGAATCCATTTTGATCCGTCTTTAACAAATATGAATTCTTTACTATTAACAGTGAATACATGACGAACATTTCCAATATTTACAATTCTTTTAACCTTAGTGAATTTAAGATCTTTCTTAATTCGTTTTACAATTTCTTTATCTGAAGCTCCGATCCTTTGTTTATATCGTTCTTTGATATGATTAGTAATAATGAAATCTTCAAACATACGTATCCCTCCAATATATTTTTATAGTTTAGAATAATCTAATATATTTATATCTTATATATCTAAGATGTAAATACTCTGATGAAGAGTATAGAACTGCTCTAAAAACCATAACGAACAACCAGTAGTTGTTCGTCGTTCGAATTGCTATGGCAATTCTCACTAGCATTTATTTATTTTATTATTTAATTTATATGTTTAATTTATATGTTTAATTTTTATTTAATTTATATATAATATGCCAATGCATTCCACAAGCATCCAACGGAGATAAATGATAACCTTTACTTGTGGCCAGCGTTATCAACCTCTTATCGAGTTCTCCTCCCGATGTTGATTAAGATGTTAATTCATCAAGGCTCAAACATCAAAAGCCTTAACAACGGATAACTTATTAATTGATTGCAAGATAATAATAAGGGTGGTTATTATCGATCAATTAATATATCCATCGATTGAACTTTATGGCATCGGCTTCAATTAACCTTGGAGTTATTTGATAATGGAGTATGACTCTCAGCTTCTAATCTCTCCAACGTATTCAATTCAATATATTTATATCTGTCCACTTAGAAAACGTAAACGAGGTAGGATAAAAAATTTGAAGAAAATTTTGAGAAAGATGATGATGAAGATGTAGATGATGATGAAGACTAGGACGAAGTCAAGGACGATGATGAAGACAACGACTAAGACGAAGGTTGAGTCATGACTGTTATGAAGGAACATAGAACAATATATAACTGTTATATCTGAAGACATTTAAGTGTAAAATAAGATATAGACATAATTTTTATTTATTGTATTGTGAGAAATGATATAAGAGATTGAGGCAAATGGCAATAAATAGAAATACATAGGATCGATAATGAATGAGAGAGTCTGAGGGNAATGATGAGAGGAATTTAATATTGATTGGGATAATATTGGAAAATTATTTAGGATGAATTTGGATGGAGGAACAGGATACCGCCTACCCCTTGAAACAAAAAATGTAGGTGACCGGAAATAACTGNGGGAGGTGAGGTTTTACTACAAGTACCAAAACGCCAAAATGATGTTGAACTTTTTCTAGACAGCCCCAAGGTACCAAAACTCGTTTTTCCAGTTACGTTTAATAATTCTACTTAAAGTCAGTATCAGTCTAATAAGATTGGTACTGCTTACTTATTTTTTTGCCTAAAAACAGAAGTATCCAGATCAATCTAGATTGGTCGATTATACAATTCTATATAATAATATTTAAACAATCTTTGAAGGTTCCAGAATGTCTCGTATGGCTCCGTATAACAAAATAATACATACTTGTTTACGTTTTTAAAACTCCTAGATATAAATAATAATAAATACCAATATTTAGGAGTGAAAGAAAGATGAATAACTTTTATGTATATGAATGGATTCGATTAGATACAAATGAACCTTTTTATGTTGGTAAAGGGCAAGGAGATAGAGCTTATTCATTAAAGTATAGAAATAAACATTTCCATAACATTGTAAATAAAGTAGGTCTTGAAAATTGTGCAGTTGTAATTTTACATGATAATTTAACTGAAAATGAANCACTAGAAATTGAATGTTGGTACATACACCAGTATAAATATCTTGGACCATATAATCTAACAAACATTACAGATGGTGGAGAAGGTCTTTCTAATCCTTCAGAAGAAGTTCGAAGGAAAATGAGCGAATCTCATACAGGCGAAAAGAATCCTATGTATGGGAAAAAATTATCAGAAGAGGCACGAAGAAAAATTTCAGAAGCTCGGAAAGGAAAAAAACACACAGAAGAGGCACGAAGAAAAATGAGTGAAGCTCAATGGCTTAAAGGTAAAGGTTATCTTATTTCAGGAGAAAATAATCCTCGAGCTAAAGCTATCATTCTCATTTTTCCTGATGGTACCGAAAAAGAATTCAGAACTATTAAAGATGCTTCATTATATCTTGGTGGGACAGGAAAAGGAAACTGCTCAACAACAATAGCTATTCATAGATTACTCAATGGTTGGATTCCTAAACGTAGTAAGTGGGTTGGTTATTCCTCTATGTACCTTGAAGATTACGAAAAATTAAATAAAGAAGATAAGCTGATCTCATAAAGTCAGTTTTTTGACAAATTATTTGAAAATTGCAAAAATTTTACAAAAAAGTGTGTACGAGATGGCGGAAACGTAATATAATAATAATTAGAGAGAGGTGCAAAACCAATACATAATCAATCATTAGAATATATCTGAGAGTCTTCAGAATGCCCTAGATTGAATTTTTTGAAGGGTTAAAGTATATTTATATTAGAGAGTCTTAAAATTCCTCTATAGACCCCCAGAGGACTATTTTGACTATTACTAACTTCTTCTTATAAATAAAAAAA